TTTTTGTGTCAGAATAGAGCAATCGGGAGCACACACGACAGGGCCAAGGAAGCCGTCAAGACCGCCACGATTGGATCGTGGGCACACCGTCTAAGACAAAGGGAGTTGAATCAGACGAAGGGAGAACGGCAATGATGACCGCAGAAAATCAAAATCTGAACGCAGAAAGAGATGTTTACGAGAAAGAGAAAGACCGACTTCTAGCAGAAGGCGCAGGTGGAAAGTACGTCCTCATTGGGCGGGGGAAAGTTGCCGGCACATGGGATACGTACGAAGACGCCTTGCAGGCTGGCTACGGGCAGTTCGGGCTTGACACGCGGTTTTTGGTCAAGAAAATCGAAGGCATTGAAAGAATTCAGTTCTTTAGCCGCGACATTACGGCATGCCAAGTGTAACCCTCGCCATGACACCCGATGGGCCAAAGGCCCATCTGGTTGTCTGGGCCAGTAAGGCTCGGCGAGATGCTCTTAAGGCGGCAGGGCAGCCGGTTCCCGATGCCGTTCTCATTCATGTGCTTGTCGATACTGGGGCTAGCGGTACGTGCATTGACCCTACTCACCTCAGCAAGCTCGGCGTGGCGGCAACTGGGCTAATCCAAATCCACACCCCGACAACTTCCGGGAATCCTGTTGAGTGCAAGCAATTCGACGTGGACATCGGCGTCGTTTTGGAAAACGGGGCATTTCACTTTGTGAATACACTCCCGATTGTCGAATCAGATTTGGCGTGCCAGGGCATTGATGGACTGTTAGGTCGTGACGTGCTGTCTCAAGGCATTCTGATCTACAACGGCCCGGCCAACACGTACACCCTCAGTTTCTAGCCGCGGGTCAGAATTCAAACTGACCCACTACCCGCAATTCTAGCCACCAACATGGGATGTCTGGAACTCCCACATACGAATCGTGGCACCAAATGATTCAAAGATGCACCAACCCAAAGAACGATTCGTTTGACCGATACGGCGGGAGGGGGATAGCTGTTTGCAAGCGGTGGCTGGCTTCGTTCCCAGCTTTCTTGGAGGACATGGGTGCGCGGCCATCTTTCAAGCACAGCATCGAGCGATGCGAAAACAGCGGAAACTACGAGCCTGGGAACTGTCGCTGGGCAACGAAGAAGGAGCAGCAAAGAAACATGCGGTCCAATCGCATGTTGACGCACGATGGAAAGACGATGTGCTTGGCTGCTTGGGCAGAGCAGATTGGCTTGTCCACATTGTCTCTCAGCAGCAGGCTCCGCCTTGGGTGGACCGTCGAAGAGGCTCTGACCATACCAATCGGTGAAAAACGGGAGAACTGGTATGACCAGAGAAACCATCTCATCACCTTTAATGGAATAACGCTGTGCGTCTCTGAATGGGCCAAGCAACTTGGAATCAAGCCATTTACTCTCAGGAAACGATTTAGCTACGGCTGGACGGTCGAACGCGCACTTACGTCGCCGGCACGAAGCTACTCTCCGTCTCCTTCAACTGCTTAATTGCCTCATCATCCCACTCTGGCACGGGAGAGAAGTGTTCGATGAGCCACGACAGCGGGCGTTTCTGCATCGGCCAAGAGTTATTGAGCCAGAGTTCGCGGGAATGTTTCCGGGCGACATCTATCGCGGATTGGCTTATGGGGTACGGCCAGGACGATTCGCCGTCCTTCCCGAAGTTGCCGGTGCGGAAAAGATGGGCCATCCAGGTGTCGAGATTGGCAACCAGTCTCCCCCCTGAGAGCCAGGCTTTGCAGGCGAGTTCGGTCCCGAATTGGCCCCAGGAACCATGCCCTTCGTCCATTCCCCCGAGCTTCTTGAACCGCTTCCGCTCCATCAGGAAGCAGCAGCCGTTGCAACTCATCGTCTCGACGATGCCGGAAGTGGCCTGTTTCTTATAGACCTCCGTTTCCTTGTACTCCCGCCAGTATTGGAAGTGAAGCGTGCGGTCGAACCTCCACGCGGCAGTCGCCTTGAACTCGGTTCTGGGCTGCCAAACCATAGCCTTCGTGAATTCGGTGCCCTTGCACTCTTTCACCTTACATTGTTTGGGCTTGGTTCCCTGATACTCCCTTTCCCCGCAGCCGTCGCACACCCAGTCGAAGATGTGCAGCCGGTGCATTGATGGGATCATTGTCATATCCGGCTGCATTTTGGCGATGAGCTTTCGGTCGAATCCCTCGTCGGTCGAACAGTGGGCGTCCATCTTCATCACGTATTTCGCCCGGCTGAGATGAGCGCCATAGTTCGTGGCTGCCCGCTGGCCGACTGGTTCGCCGAAGTGAATCACCTGAAGCCGTGGATGCTGAACCAGCGGAGGATTGCACCAATAGCCATCGTTGACCGAGATGACCTCAGTTTCTTCGCCAGAGTGCGCCAGAATGTCCTCGACGGTGTGCCGCATGAACTCTTCGTTGCGGCCGGGGACGATGACGGAGAGAAGTTTAGCTGCCATGCAATTCCTTCTTTTCCCACATGCTCAAATCGGCTTTCCCGGTGCGGTCGATCACTAGGACGGAATCCTTCCGGTTCCGAAAACGCGCTCTGGACAGCGGAAGGTCGTAGAGATTCCATTGCCCGTAGATGTTTCTGGAAAGCCACCCTTGCACGTCAGCACGGCAATAATGGTTGTCGAATAACGGCGGCAGTTTGTCGCGGCGAATCCTTGCCCTATTCCGAAGACCCTTGTGGAACGTCACTACGGAGTAGGGCGAGGCCAAGCGATTGACCCATTCCAGAAACGGTTCAAACGACTCGCAATGCTCAATTACCGAAGAGGACACGAACAAATCAACCATCAGGGTGGTGGCGTCCACATTTCGCCAGTCGTCGTTAATCCACGTCCCGTGACCGTAGTTTAATGCGTTGTCCCGAAGAACCTCCTCGTTCGTGTCGATCCCGGTGTAGTCATCGACCAGATGACTGAGATTCGCTGGCCCACAGCCTATTTCGACAATGCTCTTGACCTTGTTGGTCACGATGAACCGCATCAGCGCCGCAGAAAACGGCAGATGCCGGTCGGCCATGCGCAGGTAGTCGTCTCGCCTGATGGTGGGCCACTTATCTGCCACGGTGTCTTGCACTCTTGCCAGGGTTTTTGTGGAACCAGTTCCGCTCCGTCTTCCGGCTCAGGGTATGGAACAGGCCCTTGGGATCGGCGTCCACGTCCCCGACGTATTTCCCGTTGGGGAAGTGGTATATCTTCGGGCGGTGTTCGCAGACTTGGCTTCCTTCTCCACCCCGCTGAATCTCGTAGGTACGCCAAGCGCTGCGGAAGGAGCGGTCTTCGCCCTGGGGGTAGGGCTTCGTCACGAGGTCTTCCCGGTATCCACCCAGTTCCCAGAACACGTCTCTTCGCATGGCGAAGTTATTGGGAAGCGGGCCATGAGCCAAGCTCACGTTCTTCGGAAGCCCATAAGTTTCGAGCACATCGCGGTCCTGGGTCAGTCTGCCCTGTTCGTCCAGCACGCCGAATTCCCGCACGAATTGAACCTTGGTAGCGGTGGTCTTCCTGATGAAGTCGATGGCGAACTTCGGGACGATGTGGTCCAGGTCGTACATCAGGAGATATTCGCCCTCGGCGATTCTAGCCCCCGCGTTTCTGGCTAAGGCCCAGGTCCAGGGGCGTTTATCATGCGTCCGGTGAAGATAGGTCCGAATATCCGGGGTTTCATGTTCTTGGATTTGAAGCGGCGGGTCGCTTCCGTCGTCAACGATGATGAGTTCGGTGTCCGAAGGAATTCCCATCTGAGCGTAGAATAGAAGCTGCCGACGAAGGATTTCGTGGCTGTTGAGTACAGGCACAATAATGCTCAATTTGATTCCGCTGCGAGCCACTTCAGCAGCGCGACGGAATTTGGATTCCTTCTCTTCAAGCCAGTTCAGCATTTTCTCGTTCATAAGCTACGATCCCAACCCCGCCCTTTCCGCCCCCCGCATCCAGAACGCGGTCGGTTCCATGTCCCGCGTCACGTACCAGGGGTCAATCCAGTGGCAGTTCGTGTAAGCGTCCACAGCCGGAATCACTCCCGACATTGCAAACGCGCAGTAATCGTGAACCAGAACCAGGCCCCCTTCGCGGACCTTCCAGGCCCAGCGAATGATGTCCTGAATCGCCGCGTCGAACGTGTGGTCGCCGTCGACGTTCACGAAGTCCAGTGAACCGTCAGCGAAGTCATCCACGGCGTCGAGACTGGCCTTGCGGAGGATCTTGAAGCCATGCTGTTCGGCGTGAATCATAGCCGCGGCGTAAATCCTGTCCTGAGATTCCTGCCTGACCCGGTGGTAAGCCCGATAGGGATCAACGCAGGTCAGGTCCAGGTCAGGAATCGCCTGTTTCCAGAGAATCGCCGAGTGACCGTAGCGGCAGCCGATTTCGACCCCCTTCTTCAGCCCCAGGTCGTTCATCACCTGGGCCAGATTCTCCCGTCCCCGGGAATGTCTTCGGCCTCGGTTTCGGGCAGTCGCCAGAATCGGGAGATTATCGAGTCCCCCGGCGAACCGGAAATACTTCTCTAACGCTTTTCTGAGGTCTTGGATGGCATCACCTACAGGGCGGGAGTAAAATGCGAACGGCCTCGAAGTTGTCGCTTCGGGGCCATTCTAACCAATTCGGTGAAAGGAACACCATCATGGCTGCCGCAAATTCTATTTCCCTCCCTCCCCGCGTGAAAGACCTAACTGGGTATCCGCCATTCGGGAGACTGACCGTGATCGCGTTCGCTGGGCAAAAATCTCTGCGAGCGTACTGGCTCTGCCGCTGCGAATGTGGAAAAGAGGTTGCTGTACGCGGGACTGGTCTTGTGAGCGGGACTTCTCAAAGCTGCGGATGCCTTTGCCGTGAGCTAACCATCGCCAGGAACACGACCCACGGCAAAGCCAGGACGCCGGAATACCGCGCGTGGCTTGGAATGCTACAGCGGTGTTACAAACCGGGCAGCAAAATGTATTACCGATACGGCGGGCGTGGAATTACAGTCTGCGAGCGATGGAGAACGTCGCTTGAGGCATTCCTTGAAGACATGGGGCCGCGCCCAACTCCAAAGCACACGATAGAACGCAAGGAGAACGATCTTGGCTATTGCAAGGACAACTGCATCTGGGAGACTCGCAAGGTACAGGCCCGCAACACTCGACAGAACGCGATGCTGACGTTTCAAGGGAAAACCAAATGCATCGCAGCATGGGCCGAAGAATGCGGCATGGCTATGAAGATCCTTTGGCAGCGACTGAATCGAGGCTGGTCAGCGGAACGTGCGTTGACCGAAGCGGTTCACTGAGTCTCGTTATACATCGCTGCAATGTCAGCAGCCCGGCCCCAGTAAGGAACCTCGATTGCCTTCAACTCTCCGGGCTTTCGCTCCAAGCCTTTCCTGTCGACGAAAGTGGGCGAGAGACCTTCTGGGTGCGCCAGATTCACGGACGCATCAATGCAATGCCATTCGACCAGTTTTCGCCGTGTCACCCCAATCCGCCGTTCTATGTCTGGCCGGCCGATTTCTCCGGAGTAAGGGAGTCCATGGGGCCACTTTTTTTCTCTCTCTTCCAAAGCGTCGATGACCAGTTGCCTTGGACCAAGGGACATAAAGTTCCCATGTTTGCGAATCGCCGAGAAAAAAGCCTTCTCGCCAAGCCAACTGAAAATACTCCAGCGCGACAAATCGTATGCCATAGCATCGTCTGGAGGCCGGAATTCGCTGAAGTGCTTGCGTGAATATAGGCTGTCATCCTCCGCGATTGCTACGTACTTTGTTTCGGCCAGCTTCGCCCCGCGCAGCATCTGGGAATAAACATTCCAAGCGCAGAACGGTCCCTCTTGAATCAGGCAGGCGGTTGCTGGTCTCTGTTGCAACTGCTCTATGGGCTTAGCCGAAATAGCGATCATCGGCCTGCCTTCCGTGGCCTTGAGCAAGTGGGCCATGTGAAAATCGACCCACTTGCTCGGTAGACGGTTGACCGTCAGATAGAGAATCGTCAGGTCCTGTTCCATTAGGTCGGCGACGGGCTGGTGGACGGGGTGTTAGAGACAGAGGCCGAAGGCGAAGGAGAAGTCGAAGGGGTGTTCGACACCGACGCGGAAGGCGAAGGTGACGTGGACGGGGTATTCGACGCCGACGCCGAGGGCGAAGTGGAAGGACTGGTCGAGGGTGAAGTCGAAGAGACAACCACCCCGATATTCGTTCCATCAGATTCCCAGCGGTAAACCCCGCTCGGTCCTGGGCCACCGCTGACCGTGACGGAAATGAGTGAAAGGAAGTCGCTGACGTCCGCGAACGTCGCCTGAGTTTCACCAGCGATATTCCAGCCGCCAGTCGCCGTGACCACGATGTCACCGCCGCCGTCCGTCATCATTCGGAGAGTTAGCCGAATTCCCGCTTTGGTGGGTCGGGGAAGCGTGCGCGTCTCGTTGGAAGCGCTGCTGACCATCTCGCAGATCTGCAGGTCTGCAGCCGGCCGGATGATTCCAGCGTTGCCGGGGTCTTTGAGACGCTTCGGGCCGCGATACAGGTCGTGATGAATTCGGGAAGGTGGTGTGCCGGGCATGGGAACATCCTTTTGTGAAGGAAGAGGAAGGGAGGAAATTACGCTCGGAATGCGATTCGGCGAGTCATAATCTGCCAGCGGAACACGCCGGGAGAAACCTTTACCGAAATCAGGCTGAGCATGTCGCTGGCGTCGTTGAACGTCGCCTTTGTTCTAAGGAAGGTGGTTCCGCCAGTAAACATGAATCCGTTCGAGGCTGTTACCACGATGTCCCCGCCGTCCGTCTTCATCCGAAGCACGAACCTGACTCCTGATCTCACGGGGTTCGCCAGAGTGCGGGTCTCGGCAGCGATGGAGACCATTTCGCAGATTTGCAGGTCTTCTCTGACCGTGATCGTCTTGCCGTCGCCGGGGTCGGGAATGAGCTTGTCGGCGTGGTAGAGGTCAGCGTGAATTCGGTGAGCATTGGCCATGTGCACATCCTTTTGTGAAGGAAGAGGAAGGGGGTGTTAGGAGTTGCCGGTCTCCGAATCGTAGACGATCTCGATAGAGCCAGATTTGGTGGCTCCGCCCTGTGCGACGACGACCTTGACGCACTCGTTCACCAGAGGAATCATTTCAGACGGAACACTTCCCAAACCCCCAGTCGCGTCATTAGCGATAGTCGGCTTTGCACGGGGGTACAGGAAGGACGTTCCGGTGCCCAAGTTGATTTTGGTCAGAATCGGGGTTCCTGCTGGGATGCTCGGGCTTGCGGGGCCACTCGGAGGCGCAGGGATGTCCTGCTCGGTAGTAATCGTGAGGTCAGCCCCGGTGTCCAAAGGGGCGGAAGATGCGTCTCCGTTCTTCATGAACGACGGACGGTAGACAATCTGAACCAGACGCCCGCGAAGCCTTTTTCCTAAACGCACCGTCGCGTTCTGGCTTGAATCGGTTGTAATGTCTGCGGTTACTCGTTGGAGCATGGTTCACCTACAGGATGTCGGAATCGAGCGTGATGTCCCCAATTCGGGAGGCCCTCGCTAAGTCGTAATCATAACCAAAGCCATACCCATAACCATAGCCACAATCACCTCTATCTGGTCCGAGGCTCGTCGGGGAGCTTTTCTCCAAGTCGGCTTGGATTGCCAGTGGAAGCATTTCCTTGAACCGTTCGGTGTGCCGCTTGTTCTCTTCGTCGAAGTTCCGTTCCGCCGCCGCCAGGCACGCTTCAATGATAACCTGAGTCAGCGTTTCCCCGCCAACCGGATATTGGTTCGTTTCGTCGATCATCGTGGGCCTGAGAATCATCGGAACCCGTAGGACATAGGCCGCATCGGGGGTCGGGTAGAGTGCCAGCCGCTTCCGGGAACCCAAGGTCGCGTCGAACGTCACCGTACGTACGGAGTAGAGAACGGGCCGGTCGTAGAACGGGTCGGTCTCCTGAAGCAGCCGAATTCGGCTGTCATGCCGCTGTCTGACCGGGGGCCAGAAGTTAGAAGAACCCGGTTCGTAGTTCAAATCGCTGTCCCCGGAAATCGCTTCAAACCCCGTGGGCAGGTCGTATTCCGGCCGCCCGAGCTCATAGCTGGTTCCCGAAGCCACGGTGACTGAAGTGTCTTCCAGGGTGATCTGGGAATTACTCTCCCGAGAAGCCACGTTGTAGTAGGCGTTCGAGACCTTCATAAGCCCGCCGGCCGCCCAGGTCGGCCACGTTCCGGCGGTCAGAGTCACCACGCCCGCGGCGATGGAAACGGTCCCCGTGGTGTACGGCGCCGTGGTAGTGATCTCCGAAATGGGCCGGAAGAAGCTCCACGGGCGGACGGAATAGACGTCGTGAAGTCCGTCCCGGATGCACTGTTCGATGTCGTCGAGCTGGTCGGAGTCGAATCCGGTCCTGATTCCGAACAGGTAATGCCCCACCCGGTCGGTCAGCATCGAGTAACTGGCGACCATCGTGCCCGTTTCTGCTCGGGCCGGGATGTCGACCTCGAAGTGAAACGTGGAGCCGGCGTAGACGAATTCGACGTAGGCCGTGTAAGCGATGTCCTGAATGTCCTCAAACGAGTATTCGTAGACCCCCGTGGCGCTGTGGGTCATGTTCGTGCCATCTGCCACTACCACGGCCAGGGTGTCGTTCCGCCTGATTCCATAGGTGCCCGTGGGGTCGGACATCTTGGCGCTGGTCACGTCCGTCAGAACCCCGTCCACCCTGAACGTTTTTTGCAAAAGTCTAGTGGCCATGTGAATCGCTCTCTATAAGCGTGGTTTCTGTCCCGAATTCGTGCCCTGCTTCCGTGAACAGCAGGATTTCCGTGTGGGCGACCGCACTAATCACTTTCGCCCGCTGAGTCGTCTTGTCCTGCACGAGTATTGTATCACTTTCGATGAGGACTTCCTGGATGTTACTGGGGCTGGAAGAGGGGGAAGAGGAAACCGAAGCGCTGGGGGTGGCAGAGGGTGAGGCTGAAGGACTGTGCGAAGGCGAAGCAGATGGTGAGGCTGACGGAGAGGGAGATGCGGACGGACTCGATGATGGGCTTGCCGAGACCGACGCACTGGGGCTTGCAGAAGGCGAAGCTGAAACGCTTGCAGAGGGAGAGGAAGACGGCGTGTGGCTGGGCGAACTGCTGGGGCTGCTTGATGGTGACGGGCTGGAACTGGGACTCGTGGAAGGGCTTGCTGAAGGCGAAGCGGAAGGACTACTGCTGGGGGATGCTGACGGGCTTGACGAGGGAGACGCCGAGACCGAAGCCGAGGGAGAAGAAGAGGGCGAAGCCGATGGGCTTGCGGAAGGACTGCTACTAGGCGATGCGCTTTGTGAAGAACTGGTGCTTGCACTCGGCGACGTTGAAGGGCTGCTGCTGCCGGCCGCCGCTGCCTTCCCGAAAAAGAACCTAAACACGACAGCCTCCCGCTAGGTTGTCGGGATGCAAAACGCGAAGTCGGCCCACTCTTTCGGACTGGTCTGGTCGATGCACTGAACGAAGACGTTATCGGCGGTCATTTCGGTAGCCGAGAGCGTGATCGTAACTTCGATGCCGCTAGCGGTCGGAAGTGTCGTCAGGTTCGCCGTCGCTCCGCCGTCTTTCTTCACCTTGAAGTCCCCTGCTGCAATCGTGGGGGTGTCCTTGAACGAACCGGGGCTAGACATGTTTTCCAGAGCGATTCGGATTACGAAGTCTTCGCCTTTGACGGGAGGATTATACGGTGCAGCCATTGCTAAAAACCTCCCATGACGTAACGGGCGCGTGGTCCATATTCCTGCCGCTGTGCCGCGCCAGGGTCAACGTAGCTATACGTGGAACTTCCCGTCCCCACCGCAAGCGTCCCGCCAATCGGATAGCCCTGTGCCTTGAGATTTGTTCCGAGCATGAAATTTCCAGACGATGCGGCGGAATAGGTCGGGTTTAGTCCGCTGTCTCCGCTCGCCCAAGGGCAGGTGTTGTAGGCATACCCTGCGGTGTTGCTCTTGTATGCTCCGCTCGTATTGTTGTAGGTCGTATTGCCGCGAATCGTCGGGCCGTAAGCGTTAAGGAGTGCGTCCGTATGGCCAGCAGCGCCGAAGTTTAGCCCGTAGCCACCATTGTTCGACAAGATATTGTTGACAATGTCAAGGCTCACGATGCTCACGGCGGAAGTGACGACTTTGATTCCATCGGATGATGAACTATCAATCGTGTTGTTAATAATAATCATCCCGCCCAGGCTGTCGGTGCGGGAGTTGTCGTAGGAAATTCCAATGCCTGTTGTGTTGTAGATGACGTTGCCGTGAATGAGCGAAGAGAAATATGCGTTGGAGCCCAACGAGATGGCGTTGCCACCACAGTTGTAAATCCAGTTATTGACAATGTGAATAGAACCAAGATTGTTAGCGGCAGAGCCAAAGTCGAGTGCGAACGATGCCGTATTTCCAATCTCGCAGTCCATCACTTCACATGAGGTATTCAGGCTTTGATTCAGAAGGAACTTCCAGAATTTATTGGTGGAATTGCTGCACTTAATGTTCTTGATAACGACTTTTTCCGTCGTGGCGTTGTTAAAGGCAATGCTGGCTGTTTTTGTAGCGTTAGAGTTCTGCAACTCAAAATCCTGGAACGTCAGATAGTTTCCGCGAGGCACAATGCAGTTGCCGTTGTTGGAGAACGTCAGCAAGGGTCGCGTAGCTGCACCGCTTTTGCCCTGGAGAATAATTCGGCCAGATGTCGTATCCCCTGCCCTGCGGCAGTCGAATGTGGCCGCAATGGTTTCTGAATGGGCGCTCTGCATTTCGACAATCCAGCCGGGCATTGCATCGCCATTGCCAGAATTGTTGTCAAACAGCTTTTTGCTCGTCGTGCCGCCGATGCTCGCTCGTTTCCCTCCGATGGCCCATGATTTGGTAGTTAGGTTAATCCCAAAAGCGTCTGCAACGGTGACGGTTGGAGTCGCCCCGCCGCTGCCTGCACTCCCGGTGATTTTTCCGAAGTTGCGAGCACCGGCTGTAGAGTCGTTAAGGAAAATAACGTGACTTCCATCAGTAGCTACGCCGCTCAAATCCGTTCCCGCCGTGAGAGTAACGGTCGTCCCTGCTCCGTCCGTGCTGGCATCAGTGGTGCCAAACTTGGCCGTAGAGGGGCCCGCCCCGGATGCTTGGGTATCACTGCCGGAACCGCTGTCGATTAGTATCGTGGGAAGGACGATGGCTAGTTACCTTAGAACAGCGGGTTAGTGTTCACAGCGATGGCGTTCGCCTGATTGAGCTTCGTGTTGGTATTGGCCTCGTAGTCCGCAACGACTTCACTGGCCCGGTTGTAGGCGTTGTTGGCGTCGAAAGATGTCATGGCGTGGCGACCATCAGCGGGGGCACCATCAACTACCACGTCGGAGTTGCTGACGGCGAAAATGGCCCCGTATCCGAGCGTGTCCCATTCGGCTTTAAATTCCTTGCACGTCCGGTAGTGGGCAACGTGCATGTCGTTCAGCCTGCGAATTTTCTCGTTGGCGAACTTGACGACTTCTGGGTTAGTGATGTTTGCCATAATCTTTCCATTTGTTAAAGAACCAGCGGGCAGGCTCTCCCTCCTACCCGCTGGCGCGAAGAACCCCGTCAGGGGCGTACTGTGTTACGGAGCCGGTGGCGTGTCGGTCGCGGCGTCCAAGTCGTGCAGCTTGCCGGAAATGGCTTCCGCCTTGGCCTGAATCGCGTCGAGCGATGCTTGGTCCTCCGGGGAAATCGCTCCTTGCGAATTTTGCAGGGCTGCGATTTGCTCTTTCAGGCTGTTGACATCAGCCGTCAGCCCATCAACGTGCGTCGAGATGTCGGCGAAAGCCTCATTGACCTTCGCCGCGAAGTCAGAAACAGCGGACATGATTTTCTCTCCTTGCTTGTGAATCTTCTCCAGCAGAGCCAGAATCGCGGCGAGCCTGGATTCCTCTGCTGGAGAAGTCGGGAAGTGATGGTGGACGTGGATGTCGAACTGCATGGGGATTTACCCTCCGAAAATCCGCCAGTTCCGCGGACGAATCCGGGCGAGGCCACGGCCTTCACTACGACGTGCCGCGGAGTTCTGGGCAACTCGCCGGCCGACGCCGCACGAACCACCGGAACAACCGGCTTCCACGGCAGCCACGCTTCCGAGGAGCAGGGCGACGGTCAGAATCAGAATGCGTTTCAAGGATCACCTACCTTTCTTGGACAGAGCTACAGACTCAAAACGAATCTGATGGCCAGGATCACGACGACCGCGACCACCAGAACCCAAAACACCTGGACGACCCAGGCAGGAATGGAAACATTGAACTGCCGCAGGGCAATGTACACCAGGGCCACTACAGCCGCGATGATGACGATAGCGATGGCGATGCTGCCGATGCTCCAGTCGATTCGGATGCCCCCTTGGGCGAGAAGCAGGTTCATAATCACGTTCCTTTGTTTGGCGGGTATCTATCACCCTTGGCTCCGGTTTCACCCTTTTCGCCTTTGTCGCCCTTTACGCCGTGCTCTCCCTGCTTCCCTTGGTCGCCCTTCTCACCTTTGAAACGGCTTCCAATGACGACGGCGCTGTGTGCCCCAGTCTCTTCCACGCTTACTTCCCCGCTATCATTCACGTTTATCACCACATCGCTCGGACGCTTGTACGGGGACTTCTTCGGTGCAACGACAGACTCATCGACGTTGACCTGAACTACCGTAGGAGGCTTCTCCTCGGCAATCTTCTCAGCCCTGAACTTCTCGAACATGCTCATCAGCTTGGCGGGAATCGGAACCCCTGCCTTGCCGCAATTCTCGATGATGGAGAACAGTTCGACGCCGATGAACCCCAGGCAACCCAACGTCATCAGGGGAGCCTGGGGAATCACCGCCTCCATAATCTTTGCGACGACGACCGCCAGAATCATCACTCCCTTCTTCATAACCCCCTTGTACGACACGACGGACGAGAGTTTGTTGGCAATTCCGGAAGCGAGTACGCCAGTGGCTATGTCGAGAACAATCAGCGAAAGCAGGACTCCCAGCAACGGGTATTCCCTGAATAATGAACTGAACATTTCGAGCCATCCATCAAGGCCCGTTAGCTTTTCAGGGAATACGAATTTTGCCTCGACCACTTCTGCCAGTAGCATCGTGCCGCTGCCTCCATACTTGGGTTATTTTGCTTCTTGCTTCGCCAGAATCGCCGTCATCTCCTCGTCAATCTCGTCCAGCCGGGCGTGCAGTTCCTTGATTCTGGATTCGATTAAATCATGCTCGGCTTGTAGGCGTTCGAGGTCGGTCATTTCCTGTACCACCAGAGGGTTATCAGCAACCAGATGAGGAACAGGTATTGAAGCGAGGTCATTACTTCTTGAGCAGGGTCAGAAGCAGCGTCAGCAGTTCGGGATGGGCGTTGATGAACGCGAACAGGTTCCGCAGCAGGCTCCCGTCGCCGATCGCGCCGTGAACGTGGGACTCGGCAATCACCCGAGCTTCCAGACCGGCCTCTTCGGCGGTCGGTTCAGCAGCGTTGTGAGTCGGGGCCAGAGTCAGGATGTCACTGAACTGCGAGAGCAGGTCCATGACAGCCTGCAGGAAGGCGATGACGCGGGGGAGCTTCGCAGCGCCGACGGTGAGAAGCTGTTGGAGGAAAGCGAGGTAAGTCATGAGCGAATCCTTATGCGAGTGAGGGGGTACAGCCAGTGATAATCATGGCCTCATCAAAACGGGAATAGGAACGCGAGAGGATGCCGCGACCGTTGTTGCCCCAGTCGCTTCCCCACGAATTATCGAAGATGTAGCCGACCCCGTTGTTCCATGAGTAGGCCGACTTATCGAACACGAGCCCGGTAATCAGAATCTCGTGGGACCACGCCGGGATGCCAACCGTCACCGGCTGGTTGTTCAGAACCGCCGTGATGATGGCCTGGTGGTCGTTGGTGTCAAGTTCCAGGGCCGAATCAATCTTGTGGAGTTTGGCGTTCTCTACCGTGGCAGCGTCGTTGCGAGTCGAGAAGCTCATCGGCGGGTGCATGGATTCGAGGCACGTCCCGTTCTCCATCAGCCAGTTGGAACCAGTGACGCCGCTTCCGCCCGAGTTCCGGCCGCCCTGGATGATGGCCCCGGCGTAGAAAGCCGATAGCACCTTGATCGTGCCCTCGAACAGCGCGTACCAGACTTCCATCCCGTGGGTCGGTGCGTGAATCCAGCAGTAGTTGCTGTTGGACTGATTCTTAACGCCGAGCCCCACCTGATCGCAGAGGGTGGTTATCCAGTCCTTTTTGGTCTTGATGGCCTCTTCATAGTCGGCGGGATTGACCAGCGAAGCCGTGAACTGTCCGCTGCCGTGAAGCGGAACGGGGGATGGGCCAGCGTAGCCATGCCCCTGCCCCGCTTCGATATGCGGCGGGGGAGTAGTGAACTCATCGCAAACCGGATAGACCATGCCGCTCGAAGATTGATACATCATCTGCATCGCTACGGCCCCCCGAATTTCTGAAGGACTTTCAGCGTGCGGGCCTCGTCGAAGACCTCTCCGCTGTAGACCGTTTGGAATTTCCCCGTCGAATCCGCCTGTTGAACCGTCATCCACGGTTCCTTCGCTGCCGCCGTGTTCGCTCCGCTGGCAACCTTGGCGGCCTGATATGCGTCTTCAACGTCGGTCGTGTAACCGGCCTTGGTCAGTTGTCCGGCTGCGTAGTCGTCGTCGAACGTGACCGGCTGCTTGAAGTTGGCCGCACCGTGGCTACCGAGATAGGAAAAAACGGCGGAAGATTGGTAGCCTGTTACCACTTGGGCAGGGTACTTGTTGTCCCGCCGGTCGTCGGCCTCTTCCAGAATCATCACCCGTAGCGGGCCGCTCGTCACGGGTGACGGTGGAGGGGGGGGCGGCGGTGGCGGTCCTGGGGGCGGAACAGGAACCGGGTCAACGGCTCCCTTCTGGACGAACTCACCATCCAGCACCGATTCCGTGTACCCGTCGAATACTTCGATGACCTGCAGCTTCGCCTTGGTAATGTCGGTCGGGGAAGCGGGGTCGGGAACGAACACCGTGAGCTTGTGCGTGCGAAGCAGCTTCAGCTTGACGCTGATCTTGTTGGTGCCCGGCTTCGCCCAGACGTCCTTCGTCAAATCGTCGATGTCGATGGCCTGGAGACCGGAGCTGAAGGCCCATTCCGTTGACAGCTTCACATCGGGCCCGGGATTGCAGGTGCAGCCAACGCGAATCGGTTCCCCCTGCTCGTAGGAGGATTTCAAGTTCAGTTGTGCGTCGGCCTGGAAATTCCGGCTGATACTGACCTTCTTCGGCTCCGCACAATGCCCTGGGACGCAAAACAGCAGCAGGGCCAGGACCAGCGGGCGGAAGAGAGTCATAAGAGAATCCTTGGGGTTACCCCCGCCAGCCTAGCATCTTGCGACTGGCGGGGGAATCGTTTCCAACCCGATTACAGCATCTGGGCGCAGGCCCACCAGTCCAGCTTCACGTTCAAAGCCGCGTTTCCGGCCTTGTCCTTGACCGCGAAGACCGGGGCCATAGGAACCGTGGAAGCGGGGAACGTGGCCGCGGCGATTTCCGTCGCCGTGATCTGCGCCGGGGCGGTGAGTCCACCGGGGCGGACGCCGTTGACGTACCACTCCACCTTCTTCGGGTAGGCCCGATACCGGAATCCGAGCCGCACGTAGGTTCCGGCGACCATCGTGTGCAGGGACAACAGCTTCGTCTTCGTCGAACCGTCCTGAGCGGTCTGGGAAGCGGCCTTGTAGCCTCCGTCCCACGTCGCACCGTTCGCCGAGAGATGCTGGAATCCGACGCCCGAGAACGTCGTCGCCAGAACTTCCGTCGAATCGGTGAAGACCTTATCGGTGATGCCGGCTCCGTTCGTGGAATCGGCCAGCGCCAGACCGACGAACAGCGACCACTTCGCCGCCGTGATCGCATCCATCGTGAACCGGCACTCGAACACCAGATCCTTGTCCGAGAAGAGGAACGGGGCACCGATTCCACGGCCCCACTGGAGAACCGCTTCGTCGTCGGCCGCGTTGCCGTCGATGGCAAGCTGCATGATTCCCTTCTCAGTCGCCGTGTCCACAATCTGCTCGACCGAGCAACCGGCCCCGGCGAGTTTCAGGTAGGGGCTAATCAGCGTCGTCGTCGGAACCGTGAAGAAGTTGTCGAAAAACCCGAAAGCCGGGTTTCCGCTGGGGGTAATCCAGCTTGACCCCGATGGATTCATGGAATCCGGCGGCGCGAAGCCTCTCCACAGCCGGGGCGAAATCAGCCGGGAATCGAAGTTGGTGAAGGTCAGATTCATCTGTCAGTCCTTTCAAAAGCGTGGAACCCAGCCAAGGGTGGGCGTTGTCCCTGAAAAACCTGGGGCGGCGAAGTTACCGCCCCAGGAAGAAATCACTACTACGAAACTTCCGTCACTGTGTCCGTGCAGTAGCCGCGGAAGTTCCCCCGGCGGTTGAAGCACGCCAGTTGGAACGAGTCGTCCATGTTGCGGACGCGGACATTCGACATCTCGGGGTGCTGGAACGCCTTCTTCTTCCGCATCCGGCGACCGGCGGCGTAGAAGCACTTGAACGTGTTCCAGTTGATCCCCAGGATGATTCCGTCCGTCCTGGCGTTGTCCGAAGCGGCGCTCGACCAGGCCGGAATCCAGTTCATCGGAACTCCCCGGAGATAGACATTTCCCGAGTGAGCGGCCAGGTCGTCTCCGATGTTGTCGTTCCCCAGTTGGAGAAGGCGACGGCAGGCTGCCAAGCGGGAATAGGTCGTCAGAAGCTCCCAGTCGGCACGGCCCTGCGGAACGAGGTCCTGGCGCTGGGTGGGAGGCTCGAACAGGCACAGGTCCATCGACGTGATGGTCTTCTCGATGAAGTCATCCCGGTCGACCGTCGTGTAGGGGAACACACGGTTCCGCCACTGGTCGTACGTGGTCGTGGAAATACCACCGACGCCGCTCGAACTCCATCCTAGCGGCTCGCGCCCGGTGAAACCTTCGGTGGCGTTGTTCTCGGTCGTGCTGTCCGACGTGGAAGTGATCCACCAGAGCAGGGAGACTGGGGGAAACGGGCTTTGCGTCGGGCTGGCCGGTCCAGCGCCGAACAACTGATCCTCCATGCCCATGTAGAACGAATCCATCAGGTCATCTTCGAGACCCTGGATGTAGTCGTAAATCTGCCGTCCGCCGGCGCGGAAGATTTCTTCGTCGATGTCGTAGTGGTAGTTGTTGGTGGTCAGCGCCCACTTCAGCGAACCTTCGTCGAGGACGTTCACCCGGTCAGACGTGTCCCGGTGATAGAGGCCGACGACCTGGAAGTTGTCGTTCGTCCGGACCTTGATCTTCCACTTGCACTGGGAAGAACTCATCTCGTCCTTCTTCGCTGCGTCGAAGAGGCGAGAGGCGAACTTGTACTTCTGAAGCGGCTTGGAGATGTCCTGAGCGCGCCCCTGTTCCTCGCCGAAGTATTTCTGGTGAATTGAGTTGACGAAATCGTCGATTTGTTCAATGCCGAGTGCCATCGAGCCGAGTCCTTATTTAGACCCGCTCAAGCTCCTTGTAGAGACGGTCGGCTTCGTCGCGGGGATTTTCCCGTGGGTCTGAGGGACGGGTTGCCCCACCCCCTTGCCGTGCGTTGCTCTGCTTGGAAATCTTGCGGGTGCGGTTTTTGAGGTTGTGCTTTTCAAATTCTGCCGAGAAAACCATTGGAGCCGCACGGCCGACCAGCGATTCGATTTCGACATTTCTGCCGAAGGTCTTGTACCCTGCTTGGAGTACCCTGGCCTGCGCCATGACCTCTTCACGCTTCTTTAATTCGGCTGGCGTTTCCTTGCCAGTAGTGCCGAACAGCTTGGGCATGTCGAGTTTGTCGATGGCAGAATCGAACTGCTTCTCTTCCGCAGCGGCGGCCTGCTCCTGGAAATGGGATTCCAGGGCTTCCAGACGGGATGCGAACTCGTCACGAACGGACTCACGCAGACGCGTGAATTCATTGACGATTTCCTCGTCGTAGACCGCCTTGTCCAACTTGGGCTCATACTTGCCGTCAGTCGCTTCGGGTTTCCCCTCGGCTTTCTGCTCGGCTTTGGGTTCTGCTTCCTTCTTCAAGAACCGGCCCTTTTCATCGCGGCCAGATGCACTTTCTTCCAAAGCCTTGCGGCCGGCAGTCAGTGCGCTCTTGTCGAAAAGACGCATCGCCCGTTCAAGCTCCTCGCGGCTGGTGAAATCGGCTAGTTCCGATTCCTCGAACCCATACGCGGCAACCTCGGCTTTCAAGTCCTCATCCATCCATTCGGGGGAAGTGGACTCCTCATCACCGGACTCTTCGGCTTTCGCCGAACCGCCGTCTTTGGCGGGCTTTTTACTGCCGGATTTTTCCTCGGCAGGAATTTCTTTGTGTTCGTTGTCGGCGTGCTCGGCAGCAATCTGAGCATCGCCTTTCTTCTCTGTTCCGGCCCGCTCCGCTTCGACTTCCTCGGCGAGCTGCTCGACGTAGGAATTGACCTCTTCGGTCGTGGATTTCTCGGTCAGTTCTGCGAGCGCCATCTTAATCTCCGTTGTTTCACCCAGCAAACGCGACAGGAATTAGGTCACACTCGTCGGAAATGTGCGTAACACGAGTTCCATAGAGACCGGCTGGCTCAAGGATTACAAAGTGGTCTCCGGCGAATCGGAGCAACCATCCTCCCTTGGGTTTCAGTTCCAGCCAGAACAATGTCATGGATTAATCCCCGTAGGAACCGTCGTTGTCTACCAAGCCTCTCACCGCGAGCAACTCTTTCCGTCCGCGGCGGCTGGTAATCTCCAGTTGGCCGTTGTCCTTCACTTGGACGCCTGGAATGTTATGCTGCCGAATCACATTTCGCAACTCAGGAACCTGCTTTTTCATGCAGCCCAGACCGTCAGAGAGAAGCGGGTCGTGCTGGGAATAGGTGTTTGCCACCATCGCCGGGGCCTTCAGGAAGTCGAGGCTGCCCCCTTTGTGGAACTCTTCCTTCGTCACTTCTACGCCGTTCAGGAGGTATTTCACGCCGCTCATTTACGCCGGTTTCCTGTTGAGTTGCCCACCAGAACCGCTCCCCATGAGCGTCTTGACCATCTCCTGAGCGCTGTTCTTCGCGGTTCCGCCTGTTGAGACGTTCTTGCGAACCGTTTCCCGCTGAGTCACCGGAGACTGCCGAACCGTGTTCTGATCCCCACCGAGCATCGCTGCCGGCGCGGCGAAGGTGATGAACCGCTTGAACTCGGGTCGGTTCTTCAGTCGGGCAATCTCGTCCACGATGGCTTCGGCGTCCATTGATGCTCCCGAGGCCTGGAACATCGGCCAGAGTGGGGCAAGTTGCTGAAGTACTTGGAATAGCTCTTGGAGCTTTTGCTCGGGTGTCTTGAAGACCATCGAGTAGGGTTCAACCCGGAAATCGTAATCCTCAAATTCTCCCACCCGCGATTCGGGCGACCAAGAGGAATCAACCTGTATGCCAGAATTTCCAACCGGGATAGAGGATTGAATTTCAAGCGTCTGGTCCTCCCACATCAGTCTTCCAAGGTCCAAGATGCAGTCCGAAGCGAAGCTGACGACCGACATCCGCATGTCCGCGACGTTCTTGGAAAGATTCCCGGCAATCAGTTCTTCTTGCCCGAGTGTCGCTGCCTGGGGCCCGAGTCCGCCCATCGCCTGAAGGTTCCCGGCGAAGCGGTCGTACTCTTCCTGAATGAACGCCGCGGCGGCCATGTCCCGCTGGTCGATGCCGCCGATTTCCACCTGATTGATGTTCTTCGGGTCGTTCGACCGCTGCCAGGAATTCCGCGGTGCGTCCTTGATTCTGTTGGCATCGTCAGCACCGGCTGGCGAGTAGACGTTCACGACCTTGTGTGCGTTGGAATCCGCTTCCATCCGAACGTGCAGCCGGTTCTGCTGCAGGTGCATCCCGAACAGGTTGATTGAAGGGGAAGCGGGGATGATTCGGTCAGGAACGTCTCCCAGGGACAGGAACTTGTACGGCCCAGCCTGGGAACCAGTCCAGTCCCGTTCGATGAGCGGGGGTAAATCCAGTTCGACGGCCATCGTGACGATGGATTTGTTCTCCGCAATCCAGACGTCTTGAAGCCAGATCATGTCCTTCAGGTCGTCGTCTTGGGCCGAATCAATTCCGATTTCCTGGGTCGAATCTGGTCCGCCGAGCGAATTCCGCTTAGTCGGCTTGAGCTTGGCCTTGACCTCCTTGTCGTAACCCGGTTCGTCCATGACCTTTTCGTAATCGGCCCTGTACCGATGCCCGCAGTAGCGCATCTTGTTCCGCTCTTTGCTGGGCATGTCCAGAATCAGGTCGTCCAGGGAAACGCGGTTCAGCCACGGCTGTCCTGGGTCGAGCCACACGTCCTCTTCCGATTCGAGCAGTCCGTGGAAGCGGGTGTCCGTGTCCCGCATCATCACGACGCCGACTCCGACGCAGAAGAACGCGTCCAGGACGATTGCCCGAAACGTCTGGTCGAGGGCCATGTCCGAGATCAGCTTGTTCAGGTTGACCTCGAACCTCCGGGCGAAGGGGAGCTTGTCGACCGAGGACGTGGAGATGAGAACTTGCGGGTTGTTCTGGGCCAGGGCGACGGTGTAAATCTTCGCCGTCTGGTTAATCAGGTTGACCAGAATCTTCTGCCCATTTTGCGGGGTGGTCGTGTCATACCAGGAACCGGCATGGTGCTTGACCATGAGATTCCGGACGCGACGATGCTTCTCGATTTCCTGATTCGACGACTTAATCGCCTTGATGAGGCGACCGCGTTTCTCTTTGTCGTGGAGGTCGAGCATCGGGAATTAGAAGTTCACCACGTCACAAATTCCGAATTCGGGACTCCCTTCTTCGGCCCGTCTCTGCTCTTGGAGTTCCCGCCAGAGAAAACTTCCTACTTCGGGAGTTTCGCTGGTTTCCTCTGACTTGTCAATCTTGCCGTCCGATTCCGAGTTGTAAACCAGCCAGGCCACACCGGCAGCAATCGCCCGGTCGCCGTGATTGACTTCCTTCGCCCCGTGGTTCCGCGTGGGAGCATGAACGATCTTTCCGTCCTCCCATTCGTACTCTCCGCACTCTCGAATCAGGTCGTCCGACCGGAGGGTCAGCTTGCCCGTCTCCATCGCCAGGGCCATCTGCTCGAACAGGTCCGCCTTGTCCTCGTTCTTCCGGTTCCCCCAGCCGGCCTTGCGACTCTTTCGCTTGGAACCGATTTCAGGAACGTCCCGGAAGAACACGTTTCCATAGTAGATGACTTCCAGAATCTCCTTCGCAAAGGGAGAGCTCATCCCAGAATCTTCCCACCCCAGCCGCGCCTTCCGCAGCCAGAGACACAGCCCGACCACCACCCGGGCGAACTTAATCAGTGGCATCCCCTTCACCGTGTACTCCCCGACCTGTTCCCCGGTTCGGTCGTCCAGAATCGAGGCCACGCTGTTCGAGGAGTACACCCCATCGCTTCCGGAGGCCATATCGCAGCCGACCGTGAACGGGCCGAGAGGGGGGGACCAGTCGGCTCCGGGCTTGAACCAGAGCTTCAGATTCCCGTCCTCGCGGGGAAGCAAACCGGTTAGCTTCAGGTCCTCGGCATCGAACACCGGTGTCCCCTGCCAAACCGGTTGTCGGCAGCCCTTCTTCGCCTTCTCGAGCAGTTCCGAAGTGAACACCTTCCCGACGGCCCCGCGGGGATCCCTGTCGAGCTGGGAAGCGATCAGCCGGGGCGTGCTTCCAGGTCTCAGGCACCGCATGTCATACCAGGGGGAACGGACTCGCCCTTCGTACTTGAATCCCCGTTTTTCCAGCCGGTTCCTCAGATCGGGATTCTGCAGGTGGTAAGCGTCGACTTCAGCTTGGTCTGCTGGATTCCGAGCAACTGGCCCGGAATCCGAGACCAAGTAGGAATTCTTCGCGTGGACCGGATTGTCCTTCCAGTCCAGGACCAGATGAACGCTGTTTCGAGCAGAATCAGGATTCTCACAGGCTTCATGGAACACCCCGGCATCAACATACCGGGCCGAGACCATGCGCAGGCAGTTCGTCACGTCATGGAGCGATTCCTGCACCGCTTCGTCCTTGTTCCCGGAAACGAAGTCCCTTGCGCCAGCTTCGTCAATCGTGAACACGGTCGCCCGCCCGCCGGCCGCCACGTCCTGCCCGGCCGCATACCCCGACAGCAGAGCTCCGTTCGATGGGTTCAGAAACGTGTGCTGGCCCAAATTCCGGTGTTTCTGCGGGTCGTAACCCTCTGGGACCAGCCAGAAGGGGAGCTTTTCAATCGCCCAGGCCACCTTCCAGAGAACCGTGCTCGAATCGGTCTTGGAATCGACCAGCGATTCATTCCGGGTCACGAACCCCGCCGAGAACATCGGGTCGCGGAGCCAGCGACGCAAATCGACCCACAGATACCCGTAAGTTCCCCCCTGGGCCCGGCTCTTATCCACGATGACATCGATGGTCTTGTCTTCCCCCGAATCGTCGATCGCCTGGTCGATGGCTAAGAACACCGATTCCTGATGGGGCCAGGGGATGAACGGCCGAATCTTCACCTTCGCCCGCGGCTCGAAGCTCCAGCAGGCGAAACCCATGAAGAACAGCAGGTCCGACATGCAGGCGTCGATTAAGACCTTCCGGAAGCGGAGGTCAGTCAGCGCCCGCTCCCGGCAGGCGATTCGCCACTTGAGATTCTCGGTGGGGTCTTTGGGGTAGAGGTCGTAGAGCGGGGAAATCATCGAAACAGGCTCGTTGTAAACACTTCTGCTTCTACGACTTCATTAGGCACGTTGAAAATGCCCTGCGCTCCCTTGTAGGGAATCGGCGTCTCGAACCGGCGAGCCTCAAGCACCCAGCACCACGGCCCCTCTGTGTGTTCGTGAACAGACAGCCACGGCCATCGACGTTGAACGCTTTCAGGAAATGGAAGCAGCCGACCATTGTACGCATCTCGCCTGAGTTCCACGCAATCGCGCAGGTTTGCAATTCCGATGATGGCCCCGAACTGCATATCCTCGAGTGCCAAATCGTAAAGCTCATCCCGGTCTCCAGCGTCGTTCAATTCGAGCCACTGGCGGCTCTTGCCAGCGTGAATGAGAAGCGGGCCGCGATAGTTGGTGGGCCACGTTCGATTCTCGACCCGCTTCCGGCGGTCGTCATCATCCGGCAGGCAAATCAGATGCGCGTACGGCTGGCAAATCGTGAGAGCTTTCATGCTGCCTTCCACTTATGGTCGTCCACCTGAATCACTTCACCCGCTACCCACAGTTCTTCCAGCAGATCAATCACGAAGCTCCTCGTAATCCCCCTCGGGTACTTCACGAACTCTTCCGGCAGGTTCCCCACCTGCTTCGCATGAATCAGGCTCCTCAGTTCACCCCGTATTTCCCCGACGTATGCAGGCCCGAAGATTCGGACCAAGGCCAGAACCGCTTCCTTGACGCCGGGGTAAATGTGCTGGCACATGCGATCAGTCTATCAGTCCACGTCCGCCGATTCCATCTGAAAACCAAAGAACGAGATGATCGGCGGCCGCATGTACCGACGCTTCGGCGACATCAGTTCCCACTTCAATCGGTCATTCTCCAATTCCAACCTCTGAACCGCGTCCCGCAACTCCCGAATCAGTTTCTCGTGAGTCTCCAGAGCCGCTTCATACCTCCCAGACCGGTCATCCAGGAATTCCTCCACGTCTTCGTTCCGCCAGCGGGGAATTGAGTCGCTTCTTCCCACCAATTTCAACAGGGATTCCGAGGGCTCTATCTTCGGACACGCTATTAAATGCCCGATGGTCGCCAGCAATTCATCCCGGTCCAGTTCCAAGATGGGAACTCCCATGACCTTCGCTCCTCCTGTCTTGGACTTGTACTCGGAAACGAAGCACGAGGGGAGCTTGCTCATAGTGTTGCCCATCTTAACACTCGTTTTGATGATTCGGGTTATAGGGACATTCCGCATGGGGCCCCCGCTGCCGGCCGGGGTCGGGGATCAATTTCCGGTGCGGGCCGCTCGATCGAGCACGTTTCGCAGCCATTGCGAGAGCGTTAGCCCCTGCTTTGCTGCTGCCTCCTTCCATCGTTGAAGCTCGGCTTGATTGGCCCTGATAGCCATGGCCTTGGAGAGAACAGCGTCACGATCTTTGAAGGGTGGTCTTGCCATGTGTGTTAGTGTATGAACAAACCACTCACTTTGTCAATACACTAACCCTTGGCCTCTGGCATCATCTCACGAAGTATGCTCCTGATCTCGGCTATGGCCATGCGTTCCTTGCGAACGAATTCGGCCTCATCATTCGAAGCGGCCGCGGTCTTGCTGGCGACCTCAATGAACTTCGCGTAGCTCCTGATGCTGGTCTCAAGCCATGATAATGCGGCCATAGAAGGGGCTGGGCTGGTCGCGTTCGAAAGGTCTACCTTCGTCCTCTTGCCGGGCTGTTCCTTCACCACATACAGCCGTTCCGCCTGAACCCAACTGATTTCTACGCTTAGACTTACGTTCGGAGGCAGCTTCGGCCAGTGCTTCGGAATCGCATCTAATCCACTGATTCCGCTGTCAGTATTCCCCCCTTCTGGGAATCCCCCAGAATTTATATCCTTGGCCTGTAAGGGTTTAGGAGAATTCAAAAGCGCAGCCGATTGCGCTTTTGGCGGCGGTTCGCCCTTGGCCGGATTGTAGAGCCGACCATCGGGACCTCGTGCCAGCGGCTGCCCTGTGGGACTCACCAGGACGGGCTTTTGAGCCGCGGAGACCGTCGGAGACGCATCGAGCATGTTCCCCACCTCCTGTTTGGCCTCTTGTGGCTGTGCGGCTGTGCTGGCGTCTGCGGCAGGCTCAGGGGGCTTGGAGGGGCTATCCATGAGTATCCTCGTTGGAATCGCTCTTGGAAGCGGGTTGCGTGCTGGAAATGGCGTCCGCGGCTCGAGCTGCTTCGACGGCGTGCTTGCCGTCCTTCACTCCCTGCCAGAATGCGGCCCGTTGCTCTGGGGTGGGGTCGGGCGAATCGGCTCCCGCGGCTGTCCGCGGCGGCTCGCGGTGGCCGGCGGCGGCTTGCCTGGCTGTGAGTAGGTGGGCTGGGAAGTGAATCGTTCCGGAAGCGATGCCGTCTGGGTCTGATATCGGCAGCGCGACTGTTCCCGCAGCCTGGTCGAGCTCCTGATCATCAGGGGAAGCGGTGGGGGAACTGGTTGCGGGCGGGGGGGTTTCGGGCATGGGCGAATTCCTGCTTATTGAGACTGAGGGCGAAATGTGGCAGGTGATTTAGGTCGAGCGAAGCGGTTTGGACGCGTCCTGGGGCATCCTAGAGCGTCGATTATGGGCGAATTGGCCTGAAATGGACTGTATTCTCAACAAGAGGCCATTTTGCCCGCGCCAGCAATATGGTACACGAAGCGGCTCATAGGTCACCCCCCGATAGTACGGAAAAAAGTTGCGAATTTTTTTCGGCTGTGTTCTAAGTCCTTAATTGCCAAGGGCGAACTAGTGTACAAACTCGGAAAAGTAGTGTACAGCCGCATGGGCTATGTAGAGGAGAATGAAATGCAAACCAAAAAACTACTGCCGCTCACTTCCGAGCGGTTAGAGAAATTGATGAAACATCAGACGGCCATGCTCGCAGAGAAAGAGCAGGCCAGTAAGAAGAAATAACTCCTGCCGATGTCTGAACCGGGTGAGTTTGGACGGGAAGCGGGATGGAGGAATTGATATGCCAGCTATTCCCCAAGTATATGGGCGACAGGAGAAATGACCGATGCTTACCCCCAAAGAACTAGCAACCGTTCTGGCTGCCCTGCGCCACTGGCAAGACTTGGAAAAACGCGATCCGCAGGCCGGGAAATTCATCGCTGGGAGCGACCGCGAAGGGACATTCTTCGAGGAACACGACCCGCTTACCGTCGAAGAGATTGACTCGCTTTGTGAACGGCTGAACTGCTCGCCGGAGGAAAACCGCGATTACTCGCTGTTGGCCTTGGAAGCCGCCAAAGCCGTTATCTCGCTGGACGGACTAAAGCGGTTCCGCTATGGCCTGACCGCTGACTATGACTATCACGCGGCACTGGCTGACTGGGCGCGAGCGATTGACCGCGCGTGGAAGTCCATCCCGCTGTAACCCGTTCCCCTCTCCCCCGCAGGAATTCCCCCCTATGAATCTGCTCGACTTAGCTCTCCCCTTTGAAGATGCCGACGTCGAATGGCGACCTTCCCACGCCGGCCGAGGCGGTAAGGGAATCTTTTGCCTCGTGGTGGCCTATATCACCAATAGGGCGATTCAGGAACGGTTAGACAAAGTGTGCGGGGTCGATGGCTGGCGGAACGAAGAACCGCGGATGATCGAGATTAGCTCGATGAACAATAAGGGCGAAGTGCGGACCAGGGCCGCTTTTGTCTGTGGAATCTCCATCAAGATCAATGATGAGTGGATCACAAAATGGGACGTTTCTGAACCGACCAATATCGAGCCCGCAAAGGGCGGATTCTCCGGAGCTATGAAGCGGGCCGGGTCTCAGTGGGGAATCGGTCGCTACCTGTACCATCTTGACGCAGTTTTCGCCGACACCAGCGAGGAAAACCAAACTGGTTCGAGGTTATGGAACAAGGCGAGTAAAACCAACGATTTGCCTGCGTTCTGGTGGAAGACGCCAAGCCTACCCGCCTGGGCGCTGCCGAAGGACGTTGAAACCGAGGGAATCACTACCGAGGCCCTGCACGAGCTCAAACAAAACTGGCGGCTGAAATTCGCCCCAGATCAGAAGAACAAGAAGGAACTGGCCGAGGGCTTCTCGCGGTTCGTGGTCTCAGTCGTTGGGGAATTCCCCTTGGCTGATTCTTCCTGCTGGACCGCTGATGCGCTGGAGCGCTGCACGAAGCGGATCGCAGAGACGAAGGAACCGGGTGGCGTTTCGAGTGATGTACCCTTTGAATAAAGGTTTTTATGAAAGTTTACATTGCTGTCGAAGAAATCGCGTTCGGAGAATCAACCATTCTCGGCGTAGCTTCCACCTTGGATGTCGCCAAACGGATAGCAGAAAAAACCGCTGGCCAGCCTTGGGCTTGGCGGCAAATGACGTCTACCAAGTGGGGAACGCCGTGGGGAGATGGTTGGTATGCAGTTTACGAGGAGTTAGTGGAAGAACCGAAGTGAGGAAACGATGGCCAAATTAGGAGAACGACCATGAAACACCCATTGCTTGAACTCCGCGATCGCGCCAACAAACTGGAGCAGGAAATCATCTCCCTGAAGATCGGCGACACTGAGGCGCTGGTCGAGAAGGTTGTGGCGCTGCTGTTCATCGTCCGCGGGCTAATCTCTGTCGGACTGGCCGAAGTGGAGCCCAAGGTCACAACTGAGGAGATTGAACGATGATCGAATCACCCGAACCCCTGTTGGAAAATCTTAATACCTATGAAATCCGCGACCCCAAGGGAACGCTTCTGACGGTGGTTCAGGGGAACGACCCCCGAAGCGTGTTAGGGGTGATGATGCTGGTGTGGGGCGAGGGAATCAGAGTAACCCAAGTGAATGAGCGGGGGGCAGAGTGACCGTGCTCATGTTCCAAAAGCGATTCGTCGAGCCGATCAAGGCTGGCACGAAGCGGCAGACCATCCGCCCGAAGCGGAAGCGGCCAATCAAGGAAGGCGAAGAGTTGAGCCTGCGCTACTGGGAGGATAAAGCCTACCGCTCCCCGCAAATCGAATTCTTCCAAGCGAAATCGCTCGGGACGCTGGCCATCGAAGTATTTACCTCGAACGTGTTCATCGGAGCGACCAAGGACCCAGTTGTTGACCTAGACGCTTTCGCTCGGGCTGACGGATTTGAAAACTGGCACTACATGCGGGAGTTTTTCGGCAACTTCTATGGCTGGCCATTCTACGGCTGCCTGATTCTGTGGGAGGATGCGAAGTGAGCCGACTCAGAAAGCGATTCCTCGATTGTTCCAACATGACGCTTCAGGAAGCGGAAGCCTGGGGCAAAGACCTCATCGAACAACAGCGTGACATCATGTTCTGGGTTGGTGATCTGGCCCGCTTCGCGGAATCCAAGTGGCCCGACACCCACCAACAAATTTGGCCCGAATGGGTTTCCCCTGGCCTGCTCTCCCGCGCTGCCGGAGTCTGCCGAGCGTACCCCCAGGAATCAGACCGCGAGGCCGAAGCGACTTACAGCCAGTACATGCAGGCCGCTTCCCGCCCTGATCGCCTGGCCCGCTTGGCTGCCATCGTCGATAAGGGACTGACCACCGACGAATCGAGGGCTGCCGACAAGGAGGAACGAGCGAACGGCGGGGCCCGCTGGCTCCTGGCGGTCGATGTCAGCTACTTCCTCCATAGATTCTGGTACTCCGGGGCTGGGGTCGAGGCCGCAGTCAGCGTCACAACATGGGTTCAGCGAACCGTCAACAGACTCAAAGAGAAGGGCTTGACCGATTGCGCCTGCTGTTTCGACTCTAAGTCCAACCACCGCAAGGAGTTCACGAAAGACTGGGATGATAAGTACAAGGACCGGCCGCCGCGTGATCCTGAACTGACTCAGCAACTCAATTTGGTTTACGACCTCCTGAAGGGGGCTGGCTTCGCCTGTGCGCTCTCCGAAGGGTTCGAGGCCGATGATGTCATGGCCAGCTTTGCGACTCAATTCCAGGGCAGGGTGACGCTCTTAACACAGGATAAGGACTGCCGCCAGTGTTTGAGCGAGAAGTGCAACATGCTTCTGGACGTCACATGGATTGAGGATGAAACCAGCGGGGAACACCTGCCCGATTACAAATGGCTCAGTTCCTTTGCCCATACCCAGGCAACAGGGATTCCGCCTGCCCAGTGGATCGACTATCAGGTCATCATGGGCGATGTGACTGACGGAATTAAGGGCGCTGTCGGGATCGGGGAGAAAGGCGCTGCGGACCTCGTGAAGCAGTTCGGCAGCGTAGAGAAGGCGATTGAAGCGGCCAAAGCTGGGGATGAAACGATTAAGCCGGCCAAGCGGAAGGCCCTGATTGACTTTGAAAGCAAACTCGAAATCACTCGAAAACTTGTGACGCTCCGCACCGACCTGGAATTGCCGCAAACTACTCGCATATGAACATCAGACAGGCCAGAAAAATCATGGAGCGGCATACCGGCTGGGACGAACGGCCATACCGTGAAAGCACCCTCGCTAGGGCCAGAAGGGTTCTGGACCGGCTCAAAAGCACCAAGGCGAATGAGCAATGGTGGGACCGCATGATGAGGGCAATTGGCCCAGTTGGGAGGGCGCAATCCCTCGCACGGCAAGGACTGACCGGAGCAGCGTTTAATTTACTGATGAAGGAAACCTAATGCCTAAACTCTCCCCCGAACAGAAGGCCGCGAACGCCCGCGCAAAGATGCTGGAAGTCGCGCGGCAGTATTCGACTGGAACGTATATACGGAAGTTCGTTGCACCCCTGTTCCAACAGGTCATTCGCGCCGAAGCGGCTGCCATGCCCGATGGTCTCACGACCTGCATCATTGGTGGCGATATCGGCCAGGCGTTCCGCCAGGTTGGCTACTGCGCCTGCGTGACCTGCGGAAAGATTCTGCCGTGGAAGGGGAATACGGCATGGATGGTCGGAGTTAATCACATGCACACCGGCCACTTTCTGGCTTCGAGGTGTAATTCGATTCTGTTCGAGGAAGAAAACGTAGCTCCCCAGTGTTCGGCTTGTAATGTCTATCGGAGCGGAGAGCAGCAGTTATTCAGGAAATGGATGCTGGAAGTGCGGCCCGAGCACATTGAGCGATTAGAGCGGCTTAAAACCCAGTCGAAGCAGTTCACCAGGGACGAGCTCATCGACATGAGGATTTGCTACGCGTTTCGATTACACTCCGCTGTTTCACGAATGAAAGGAATCTCTAATGTTAGTTCTGAGTAGGAAGAAACAGGAATCGCTGATGATCGGCGACGACGTGAAAGTCATGGTCGTGGACATTCGCGGTGACAAGGTTCGCCTGGGCATCGAAGCCCCCGCCACTACCCAAGTCCATCGGCAAGAGATTTACGACGACATTAAGAAAAATGGGGCGAAGCGGCCGCTTCTAAGCGGCGTTCCCTCAGACAAATGGGAACCGAAGGAGGGAGAAGAGTATTGCGAACTGACGCTGACGGATGGCTTCCCGAAAGGTTCTCTCGTGGAATGGGGTTTCGATGGCAAATCTTTCTGGTACTTAACCCAAGAAGAATTGCTTGCTGGGACCAGGATCGCCTTCCCCGCGGCTTGCGCCGGCCGCGGGCATGTGTCGATTTCTCACGAGCCGGACGGAAAAATTCAGAACGAAGGATTGACAGAAGGCGAAGAAGAGTAGATATTGCTCGACGTGATAACCCCCGCACCGAATTTCTGACAACCGGATCCGCTGGGGAGATTCTGCGCTTTTCTGAAGCGCCGGGGTTATCACACCTCCAGCGGGTCCGGCTTTTAAGGACGAGCAAATGTCAGCACTCACCACCGAGCAAACGAAGGCTTACAACCTCATTCCAGAACTCAAAGCGCTCTGGCGTGAGCATGTGAAGGCCGGAAGGGACTGGATGGGGACGGCCATTCAGATCGGTGGCGTCCTGAACACCATGAAGGAGTTACTGCCGCACGGTGAGTTTATGCCATTCGTCGAACAGCACTTTGAGTTTTCGCACGATTCCGCCGGCAGGTATATGAAGGCTGCGAACGCAGTAAAGAGAATTCCGGCGACCATGAAGCCCGAGGACTTCTCCATCAATGAACTCATCAAGATAGGAAAGGTAGAGAAGCCTCAAATTCCGCACGTGCGGAATTTGGAAGAACGCAAACCTGTTGACAGCAATGGACTTGCGAGCGATTCAATCAGCGAGAAAGGGAAGCCGGGCGGCGATGCTAACTCGTCGAAAGAACCACACCCTGCTTCTGCCGCCCCGGACCCCGGCGAGGCCGCTGATTCATCAGGAGAGGAAGGAACAGAGCGGGAAACGAGTTCCCAGGAGACAGACCCCAGGCCGCCGAGGAGTGGCAAGGAGCGGAATTCCGCGCCGGGGAAGGTGGATTACGGGAAGTGCCCGAACTGTGCGGGAACGAAGTGGAACACTGACGAATTCGGCATGGTGGACTGTGCCAAGTGCCTACACCCATGGGGCGAGCCGGCCGATTCGCAGCCCGAGGAGAAGAAAGACCATGGCGACGATCTACGGGCGAAGGCGGCCAAGACGATGGAGGCCGCTATGAGGGTCTTCGACGATTTGAACCTGCTTATTCCCAAGGCAGGTCTTCATAAGCAGGTGATTGAACTGTGTAAGAATCTTCTCAAGAGTGCCAAATCGTGGAAGTGATTTATGAAACCGATGATGATTGTGCCGCCGAAGACCTTCTCCGAAGGTGATCTTCAACTGCTCCGCGATAACGGCATCTGCATCGTGGAACACGAGAATCCAGCCGCTGTGCGGTTTGTTGACCCGCTGCCGGTGGTTTCCAGCCGTAGCGAGATGGAAGTGGCGGCGATTGCTCTTTCGCGGAAGCTGCTGACGAAGGGCCATTGTCCGTGGAATGACGCGGCACGGGGCGAAATCGCACGGATGTTCGCGGACCTACTTCTGAAGGGAACGTCTCTGGACGCTGAGCGCGAACAGAGAGACGAGTTTGTTTACAACTCCACCAAGGATGATGAGATTCGCGCACTCGCCCGCGCAGATGCCAGAGCGGAGCGAGCAGCAGCCAAAGCAGCCAAGGCGAAGAAATGATCGACCTCCCTTCCCTCTATCCGCATCAGGAAGACCTCCGCGACCGCACCCGCGCCGCCCTGGCGAAGCACGGTCGGGTGATTCTCTGTGCGAACCCAGGGTTCGGAAAAACACGCTGCTCGAAGTGGATTCTGGGAACTGCTGGGAACCGGGCTCCGCTTCCGAATCAGACCGGACGAAGCCTGTTCTGTGTCCACCGAAGGGGTTTGGTCGACAACGCCGCCGATTCCTTCACCGAGGAACCGAAGCTCCCCCACGGAATCGTGATGAGCGGGCGGGAACCACGCTACGGCAGCCGAATTCAGGTCGCCAGCATCGATTCCCTGCTATCCTGGTTCATCGAAGACGACCAGTACACAACCGACATTACCTTTGACCTATGTGTGTTCGATGAGTGTCACTCCCATCACGATAAATTCGCCCGGTTCCTGGCCTATCACGACCGCAAGCGGAACGAACTCGGCCAGCACCCCGCTTACGTCATCGGGCTTTCAGCAACACCACAAGCCCGTGGCCTTGCCGACGTCTACCGAGAAATCGTGCTTGGTCCTTCGACCGATTGGCTCATTCAGAATCACTTCCTCAGTCCGTTCCGCTACTTCCGCGGAACCCAGGGGAAGCTCGGGTTGCTCGTGAAGCGGGGGGATGAATTCACCAAGGACAGCGAAGCTGCAGCTATGGACGGGCTGGCCGGCGACCTCGTGCGGGACTGGAAGAAATTCGCGGACGGTCGCCCCACAGTCGGATTCTTCCCGCGTCGTTCACACGCCCAGGACGCTCAGGAACAGCTTGAGAAGGCCGGTTTAAGCGTGGCCTACGTGGACGGGGATACTGAAGACAGCCAGCGCCGGGCGATCTTCTGGGACTTGAATCACGGCAAGATTGACTATCTGGCGAACGTCCAGGTCGTCGAGCGGGGGACGGATATTCCGCGAATCGGGTGCGTCCAGTTGTGCGTGGCCGTGGGAAGCGTCGTCCGCTACCGCCAAATGGTTGGGCGCGCTTCCCGCATCCATCCCGAGAAAACAGACGCCTTAATTCTTGATCATGGCGGAAATGTAGCCCGCCACGGCTTCTTCGAGGACGACCCGCTGTGGAGTTTGGACCGTTCCGAGAAGACAGTCACCGAGCACAAGACCCGCCCAAGCATAGAGTGTCCCCAGTGCCAGGCGATTTACCGCGGGGGGAAGTGCCGGAACTGCGGCTACGAACCCTCTTCCGAGGAACGTAGGGGAAGCGGCCTTGAATTCAACGGGCAGGAGCTCGTCGAGATTAAGGAGGAAGAGAGAAAGAAGAAGGCCAAACTCAAGTCGGCCGAGCAGTTGATGGTGCAAACTCTCTTCCGAGCCGGGAAGTCGAACCGGACCTGGAAGCAGGCTGTTGGCATTTTCTACGACGAGAACAAGGCGCAGGGGACGAATTACCGCGTTCCCAAGACTGTTCTGGTTGACGGCCACCGATACAGGATGCTTCAGGCGTATTCCCCTGATGGTGGGAGGAAGGTGAAGCAGCTGTTCCCGTTCACAGTCACCCGTGGGAATCATTCCGGGGATTACTTGGAAACGCCCCAGGAAAGACAGCAACCAGCGTTCTAGGAGGATTTATGGCGAAGAAAGAGCCGCGAGCGTTTTCCTACGCCTGGAAACTTGCCGAAGGTCTGTGCTATTGGGCACACCCGGATAAACAGTACATGCTAGTGCGAGGCAAGCCCTCTCCGGAAGCCAAGCTCGTTCGCGTCGAATTGATTGAAGTGAAGCGCAAAAAGAAAGCGAAGTGAGCAAGCGTTTTAACCCTTTTCATAGGAGTAGTTTATGGCGAAGAAACGAGTCAAGGTTCCGAAAGAGTCTCAGACATTCATCGAGGGAACCGCCCCAGAACGGATTCCGGCGATTGAAAAAGCAGCGACGAAGTACGTCGATGCCCGCGATGCCCGGATGGAGCTTCTGGAATCCGAGGTCAAGCTGAAATCGAAGCTGATCGAGGTGATGAAGGAAAACAACCAGGAAAACTACAGTTTCGACGGATTCATGGTCGAACTGAACCATCTCGACGAGGACACGGTGAAAGTCAAGAAGTTAAGGGCTGCTTCCGACGAGTAGGTTCACGCGATGAAACCAAACAGACGCTACTCTCTGAACGAATATGGCAAGCGTAACCGAGTGCTAAAGGCGCTTGGCTACGCAAGCTATGCGGCGTATTTGGCGTCTGATCTTTGGCGGACAATTCGGGCCAGAGTGCTACAGCGCGACGGCCACGTTTGCCGGGGATGCGGCGGGAGGGCGAATCAGGCTCACCACCGGAACTACCGGAGCGACGTGCTGGCTGGGGTGAATGACGTTCATATCGTTTCCATGTGCAACGACTGCCACGAGGAAATTGAGTTTGACGGAGACAGGAAGGTTTCGACCAGAACCGCCAACAAGAAACTAAAGGAGCGGAGACGGTCGAGAAGGAAGTGATCGACGGGGAGGCCCGTCGTCTCCCTTACAGGCCAGGATGCCAATGTTCGACGGGAATCACTGTCCTCAGCGGCATACGTAGCCCAGGCCCGCCAGGTGGTCAACTACGACGGCTGTTGCCGGAAATGAGTAACCCAAAGGATCGTTTGGGACAGTGATTCAGACCTATTCCTATTGGGGTTGGTGCGCGCCGGGTGATATGTAGACATGGAACAGGGTTGTGCGACAGCGCTTCCCTGTTGGTTGTTCGACCCTGATTCCTGTGCGACGGTTAATCTATTCCTTGGAGAGGCTGTACATGGCCGACCCGAAAAGCAAGCAGCGAGAATTGGACTGTCGCCAATCTGACGACGCATTGCACACGGCAAGGGTGACGTTCGCAAAAGCTGCGCGAGATTGGGTAAAAGAGTTCCCCGCTCCTCCCGCCGCGAAGGGGGATGGGGGATGAGAGATAAACCGCAGCACACGAACCGCTATCTGCCGGAGACGCTCAAGTTTCTGGAAATGCTTGGATTCAAATTCGAGCTGGACCTGTTGGGAGATTTGGAAATTACGGAACCGGGAGACATTATCGAAACAGGCCGCATCATGTGGATTGTTGACCAATGTGCTGACCGCATTAAAAGCATCCTCTTGAATCGCAGCCATTGGGCCATGCACCAGTTCGTCGGCGGTCCATTCAACGGACAGCAGCACGATTTTTGTTACCCGCGATTCGTTGCGATAAAGCAGGCTCCAAAGCACTGGGCCGCGTATCGTCTAGTCCGCGACGGCAGAGCTTACTTTTGCGGCTGGGCGACCAGTGAAGCCAAGGCCCGATTGTTGTGCGGTTCGACGAAGCTACCGGCGTTCGATAAAGAGTAACCCCCTCCCCCCATCCAGGAGATTGAGACATGCCAAGGGCGAAGCAGGCCAAGTTGTTTATGGGAGCGGCGTGATGAGCGGATACTACGAATACGAGAAAAACTCGATTCCATCCTCTCCATCATCGAAAAGGAGTGAGGCAAAGTGATGACCGGCAAATTCAAAGAGTACAACTGGCGAGACATCATGCGGTTGATTTACAAAGACTGCGGACTCGCTACCGAAGTTGACCAGCGGACCAAAGGCGAAATGTGGTACGTCGGCGGTTTCCAGCAGCCCGCTCACGAGAAGGATACTTGCATCCGAGTGAGCATTCACGACAAGACGTTTAGCGAACGAATCCAGGAACACGCAGGAGAATCCCCATGACCCAAGGTGAGAGCACAAGCATCGAGCAAAGACTAAACCAGTTAGCCGATTGGAACGAATGGGCGAAGGAGAAAATGGAGCAGGAGAAAATTCCATTCACCGGCAACCGGGGCTACGACATCGGGCTGTGGATGACTGGGTTGGCGAATCGTGCAGAAGAAGCAGAATCCAAGCTCTCCGAAGTCGAGCAAGAGCGCAAGGCCGAACGCGACCTGCTCACGGAAGCTCTCGAATGTTCGCCGAATCAGACGATGAATTTCCTGATTGCGACGGCGGCTGCAAAAGTTGGGACTATAGCCCGGCTAGAGGGGGAGCGAGACGACTGGAAGGACAAGTACGAGACAGCTCACGATGCCAAGAGCGTTGGAACTATTGGCTGGTTGGCAAATCAGTATTTGATACGTGCCACCGCTGCCACCCAGCAAGCCGCCCTCGCCACCGAGAAGTTGGCAACTCTTGAATCAGCAATGCGGAAACAAATTTCACTTGACCGTCCCTGGACATGCGATGTTCAGGAGTGGCTCAAGATCATCACGTCAGAAAAAGGAGAATCGGAATGAGTACAGAAAGAAGAATCCTCGCAGCACTCTTCGTGCAGCATCCGGACGGCAGTTACAGCCCAGCAGGGGAGGCTGACCTAAATTTGGCAGACCGTGTGAGCCAAGAGTTTGACCGGCTTAGATTTCCCGAAAAAACGGACGATGAGCAATATCATCCTGGCTGGCTGATCGAGCGACACGTTAACAGCGATCTTCGCTATTGGGACGGCAGGCGCATCGGGGCGGAGTCCTTCGTCGCGAGTGCCGATGATGCCGTGCGGTTCGCACGTGAATGTGACGCAGCCACAGTTCTGGCGTGGTGCTTCGAGGGCAATGGCCGCGTGGCAGAGCATGTTTGGAGCGAAGCATCGGTTATCTAGCAGCAGATTGGATTTCAAGACGAGTGTAATTTGGAGCGAGCATGAAATTCTCCATCCGCGACTTGTTCTGGCTGACGACGCTGGCTGCCGTTGGCACCGGCTGGGCAGTGGACCATTACCTGCCGCACCCGATTCGCTACACCAAGGAATTCGGAGCCGCCGACCCTTGGCTGGAAGGCAAGACGATCAACGATGCGTTCACTGTCCCCGGTGGCAGCATCGTCGTGAGGTTCACCGATGGAACGTGCTGCCGGATTAACGACGTGGGTCTAGCTGGACCGGAAGTGGAGATCGAGAACGATGTTGGAAAATCACTTATTCATTCCCACAGGACATATCCATGAGCATGGTCATCGGTAAATTTCCCTACGCGAATCCGAACTGCCAAGGCTGTGGAGAGCGTCTGACTGTCGAGAACGCTTGGATGCAAGATGGCTGCCCGTGCAATACTACGCTTGGCGTCAACAGCATGAATGAAACCCGCTGGGTGTTGCTCATGCACCTGCAACAAAAGCAGCAGCGTGAATTAGCCAGCATCCGCGAAGAGAAGGCCGGAGTGGGGCGATGCCCAGCGTATAAGCCCGCGACTCCCCCCGCCAAGCCGGATGGGGAGGAACCGATTGATAACCACGTGGCGATTCAAATAGCGGTCACGAAAATCAACCAGCTTGCAGCCGACGAATTGGGCCGCATCTTTGGAACGAAGGCCGACCGCGAGTTGTGGAACATTCTCACGGAATGTCAGCGGGCAAAGTGTTCCCCCGCCAAGCCGCTGCCCGATGGGGAGGGATGGGATAACCGTCAGCCCGTGAAATATAAGTGCGACATCTGCGGCAATGATTTGAATTATGACGCTCGAAATGGCGGAGTTGTTGTTTTCAAACAGGGGCAGACTATGTGCGGGAAATGTGCCTGTGCCAAGCCTGTTGCTCCACCCTGCTTGCCTCCCGCTCCTCCCGGCGCGAAGGGGGATGGGGGATGAGACTCACTGAACTAGAGCCGCGCTGGGCGAGCAGCGAAGGGCGGCACGGAATGGGAATCACGTTCCTTTGCCCGGTTCATCGCAACCACCGTCTTGGGGTCCAGTTCCTCAATCCTATCGACGGTGGCGAGCCAATGAAGCAAAGCAACTCCGTTCGATTCCTTTGGAAACGTGAGGGGGAAACATTCGAGACGTTAACCCTTGGGCCATCAGTGGACGCATCGACTCACTGCACAATGGGAGTGGGCCATGTCGAGTCCCCTTGCTGGCACGGATTCATCACTAACGGCGAAATTAAGTAACACCCCCTCCCCCCATCCAGGAGATTGACATGGCGAAGAAGCTACCGCCCGAACTAACCCCGCCGATTCCCTTGCTAGTGAAGCTGGGATCAATAGCGGTACACGTTGACGAAATGCTTTCCGTTCACGGTCACGAATTCGATAAGGTTGCCTTACAGCAGCTTCTAGCGGACGCGGAAGTGAAAGAGTGGATCGCGGCAATGACGAAACTGGCGATGCTGCCTGTTAAGAGAAACAAGTAACCCCCCCCGGAGAACCCCCATGCCTGACGACGCCGCGAGGGAGGCACTGTGACCGAAGAATTCGAGAAACGCCAAGCCGAGAAGCCCGACAAGTGGACTTTGGCCTGGTGGAACGAACAGTTCCAGGAAATGCTCAAGAGCAACAGCGGATTGAAACACGCCCTCAATCTGGCCCTGTCTGAACTGGAAGACGCGGCAAAGCTCCGGGAACGAATCGCTTCCCTGGAAACGGCCGCCGAGGGGGACCGGGCCAAGATTGGACAGCTTCAGGCGGAACTAGCGGCAATTACTGGCCGGCTTGACCGACAGGGGGAATTCCTGACCACGCTCAAACAGAAGAACGGGAGCAAAGCATGATTGAAGCGAACGTAATCTACTGCGGCGATTGCCTGGAACTGCTCCGCACCATGCCGGACAAGTCGGTGGACCTCGTGTTCACCAGCCCGCCCTACGAAGCCGCGCGGACCTACGGAATCGACTTCAAGCTCAAGGGGCAGGAATGGGTGGATTGGTGCGTGGAGCGATTCATGGAGTGCCTGAGAGTTTGCAGGGGGCTAGTGGCGTGGAACGTGGAAGGGCAGACGCGGCAATTCGCATGGTCCGCAACGCCCGCTCTGCTGATGGCTGATTTGCACCGTCGCGGGGTGAAGCTCCGCAAGCCGCCGATTTTTCAGCGAGTGGGGATTCCCGGCAGCGGCGGCCCAGACTGGCTTAGGAACGATTATGAATTCATCGTTTGCGGAACCGCCGATGGCAAGCTGCCCTGGTCCGCAAATACCGCGATGGGCCACCCGCCGAAGTGGGCACCGGGTGGCGCGATGAGCAATCGGCAGGCGAACGGGGCGCGAGTCAATCAGTGGGGGCATCCCATCGAATCAGTTGTTGACGCTGGTGGCGTAGTTCGGAGCAAGGGAAAGAGGCCGTCGCATCGGCTGCACACAAAGGCCAATGGAGAATCGGTGCTCCGCGAGAATCGGCAGGTGATGACGAAAGAGCGGGACGGAACGCATCAGCAATCCCAAGTCGGCTACACCGTTCCGGCAATCGCCAACCCTGGCAATGTCATCAAAGGAATCGTGGGCGGCGGAGTCATGGGGTCCAAGCTCGCTCACGAGAACGAAGCGCCGTTCCCAGAATCGTTCCCTGAGTTTTTCATTCGCAGCTTTTGTCAACCTGGCGGAATCGTTCTGGACCCTCACTGCGGAAGTGGCACAACCCTAGCCGTCGCCGAACGCTGGGGCCGCAAGTGGATTGGATTCGATATTCGCGAGAGCCAATGCGACCTCTCGCGCCGACGAATCAAGGAAGTTGAGAAGCTGCTATTGAGGGAGTAACTTGGCCAGCGCCCGCTGCTTCTTCAGGTAAGACTCCTTAACTTCCCCAGAATCCTTCTCCCGAATCGAACCGCGTTTCCCCGTGGAATCAGGCTTCAAGTAGTATTCCCGGAGATAGGTCCGCATCTCTTCCAGAGT